TTATGGCGTTGAAACTTAACTTAGTTGTAGAAAAACCTGATGTAAGCGACGAGTTCGAATACATTGAGGAACAAGCAGATAGAAATGCTGAGTCAAGTCTTTTTATTAAAGGACCTTATATGATGGCTGAAGGTGTAAATCGCAACAATAGATTGTACCCTTTAGATGAGTTACAGAGAGAGGCAGAACGATACATTGAAGAAATGGTTAAACCAGGTAGAGCAATGGGCGAGCTTAATCATCCTACTACAGCAGATGTAGATTTAGAAAGAGCATGTCATATGGTTACAGAGCTTACACAAGATGGTAATGTATTTTATGGTAAATCAAAAGTACTTTCAACGCCATGCGGTCAAGTAGTTAGAGCTCTTATTAATGATGGTGTAAAAGTAGGTATGTCTTCAAGAGCATTAGGTACATTAGAAGAAGGTTCTGATCACAGTACAGTAAAGAATTTAAAATTAGTAGCTATTGACTGTGTAGCTGATCCATCATATCCAAGCGCTTTTGTAGATGGTATACTTGAATCCAAGCAATGGGTAGTGACCGGAGACAATAGATTTGAAGAAGTTTACGAAAATTTCGAAAAATCTATACAAAGACTACCAAAAAAAGAGATAGATTCATTTTTACGCACAAGAATTCTTAGCTTTATTAAATCTTTATAATAAATAATAATATGGCTAATGTTAAGAATAAAATTACTAAGTTTATCCAGGAGATTTCTAGTAAAAATTATGCTCAAGCACATAAATATTTAAAGAGCGTAATTGAGGACAAATTAGAAAAGAAAATCAATAAAGCTACAGACAAACCACTCTTTTAAATATGAAAAACGATAAATCATTACCCGAGCAGGCAGAAGAAGTACTTACTGAAGATTCAGTTAAGGAGATTGAAACTGCCATTGAAGAAAAAATTCAATTATCAGTAGAAGCTGCGCTGACTAATCAAGATGAGCTATATGCTGAGAAGCTTGAAGAGTTGGTAAGTGCAATTGATAAAGATCATACCGATAAATTAAATAGAGTGGTTGAAGCGGTAGATCATAATAATGCTAATAAGCTAGTTCAAGTAGTTAAGAGATATGAAAAAGAGCTTAATGGTAGCGCTAATCAATTTAAAACAACTTTAGTTGAGAGTATTTCTGATTATCTTGATGAATATTTAGAAGAGTCGGTACCTACTGAAGCTATTGAAGAAGCTACTAAGAATAGAACTGCTAGAGAAGTATTAGGTAATTTAAGAAAAGTACTTGCTGTTGATTCTACTTTGATGAGTGAGTCAGTAAAAGAAGCTGTTATGGATGGTAAAACTCAAATTGATGAGTTAGCTGCTAAAGTAACAGAGTTAGAAAAAGAGAATGGTTTACTTAAAGAAGCTTACAATAAACAAACTGCTTCTTTACTTCTTGAAAATAAAACTTCTGGATTATCTGGTAAAAAGAAAGAGTATCTTTCTAAGATTTTAGCTGATAAATCACCAAAGTTTATTGAAGAGAACTTTGAATATACAGCTAAGTTGTTTGATAAAAAAGAAAATGAAAGACTTTCTGTACTAAAAGAAGAGGCATATAAACAGCGTAAAGTTAAAGCTGATGCCCCAGTACAACAGATCTCGGAGGAGAAGAAAAAGACACCTACTAACCCCTATTTACAGGAATTAAAAAGGTCGCATAAATAATTTCCCCCCTGAACGATGAGGTGCTTGTCACCTGAGTAACTTGGGACTAGATCCCATGAGGTAAAATGAAAGGAAACGTCTAATGAATAAACCACAATCATTTATTGATAGAGATAGAGCAGATACACTTCTTGAGAAGTGGGCACCTGTTCTTGAGTACTCTTCCGATAGTGTTAAGCCCATTGAAGACGATCACACCCGCCTTAATACCGCTATTCTTCTTGAGAACCAAGAGCAATGGTGTATCGAGGAAGCCAATACTGCTGGTAACGCCGGCGCTCTTGGTGGTGGAGTAACTAACCACAGTATCTATAATCCATCTAATGATGGTGCTGGAGATTCCTATGCTGGAGCTCCTAATACTGATAGTTATGCTACTGGTGATTCTCGTCTTCCTAAAGTGCTTATCCCAATGATTCGTCGTACGTTCCCTGAGCTCATTACTAACGAAATCGTCGGTGTTCAGCCAATGTCTGGTCCTGTTGGATTAGCATTTGCTCTTCGCTACGCTTATCAGTCTGCTACCCTTGGTAGTGGTATTGATGGCGGTGCTTCCGGCGGCGGAAGTGGATCCGGTATTTCCCAAGCGAAATACTCCGGAACTACTCCAGATGATGAGCTTGGATACCAACTTCTTGATACTCGATTCACTGGTTCCTCTGCTCACATGCTGAGTGGTAGTGATTACTGGGCTTTCGCTGATCAAGATAAAGGTGTTGCGCAAATTCTTTCTGCTTTTGAAGTTACTGGAAACATTCCTCAGGTTGAGGTTAAGTTCGAGAAGACCGCTGTTGAGGCCGGCACACGCCGTCTTGGCGCACGTTGGTCCGTCGAGCTTGAGCAAGACCTTAAGAACATGAACGGTATTGATATTGATGCTGAGATCACGAATGCTATGTCATACGAGATCCAGGCTGAGATCGATCGTGAAATGCTCATGAGAATGATTCAAGCTGCTTTCACTGCAGGAATTAACAAAGGCTACTCCGTATGGTCACCTGCTTCTGCAGATGGTCGTTGGATGGTTGAGCGTAATAGGGACTTCTATCAGCGTCTTATCATTGAAGCCAATCGTATTGCAGTACGTAACAGACGTGGAGCAGCAAACTTTGTTGTTGCTACTCCTCGTGTTTGCGCTATCCTCGAGATGCTCCCTGAATTCCAGTGGGTACCTGTACAGGGTGACGTGAATACACAGCCTGTTGGCATTGCTAAGGTTGGTTCACTTGGTGGAAGATTCAACGTTTACCGTGATACCCGTACAGAGGTTCAGAACTCGGCTCAGTATGATAACGCAGGTTATTACACTAACTCACCGGGAAGTATTGAATATGCACTCCTTGGTTACAAGGGGCCTGAATTCTACGATACTGGTATCATTTATTGTCCTTACATTCCTGTCATGGTTCAGAGAACTATCGGTCCTAACGACTTCGCTCCACGTGTTGGATTGCTTACTCGTTATGGTGTTGTTGACAACATCTTCGGTGCTGATCTCTACTACCATGTCATTATTGTTCAGGGACTTGGTACTGCGTTTACTCCGGCTTCACAATCGGTGTACTTCTAATAGTTGTACATCGCTGGTTGAAGCAGCAGTCGCAAGACAAATCACTAAAACAGCAGAGCGAAAGCTCTGCTGTTTTTTTTAGTTTATTATCTATAAAGTTAATAAAATTGTAAAGAGAGCTATAAATATTCATATGGCCGATTACAACGATATTAACAAAGCTTTTAATGACGCACTATATGGTACAAGAGCACTTGGATCTGTAAGTCAAAACGAGGCATTAAAAAATGCATTTGGAACTCCACACCCTCTTAACGATAACTCAGAGGTAACGGCAAATGGCCGAGGAGGATTCTTTTCATTAAGTGCACAAAACAACTCAATGCAATTATTATCTTCATCAAGTCATCATACTTTTGAAAATGATCCAGTTGTTGGTTTACTTTTTAATGATATTTCAACTACTGGTGTAACTGTTACTGGTGCTCATGTTAATACACATCACCTTGAAGATCCATTAACAGGTGGCGGAGTTGCAGGCGTTAATAAACATGCTGCTGCTACTATTAAATTCTCCGCTCAATACTTTAATGGAGGCTTCCATGGTAAGCATAGAAAGCTAGCTTTAGTTACTAAAAAGGGTAATACAATTTTTTATACTATTAACAAGCATGAATCACAGCACGGTAGGCATACTTTTACAGCTACAGGTTCGGCAGGATCAGACTTCGGCGGTGTAGGAGCTGGAGGTACAGGAGATCCAGAAGCTGTTGGTGATAATATACGTAGATTAGTGCAATTAGGCTATCGCTAAGCGTCTCCCTTATTCTCTAAAGAGCATTCATGGGCTAATAACCTTTGAATGCTCTTTTTTTATTTACTATACGTCGTACTCAACTCTTGCACGACCTTCACTATCAGTAAGCGGATTCTCATACATATGCGGATCATGTCTTTCTCCTAATACCATCCATGAAACTGTTGCAGTTGAATCTGATACACAACTCTCAACAGTTAATGTATTACCTGATACTGAACCTCTAACAGGGTCCCAGTTAGTTTCGTTAGTAGTAAACGTTCTAAAACACCTATTAAGAGCTGTTAACGTACCGCTAGTCATATTGTGTATTTCATCTATGTTAACTGTAGCTTTACCATCAGTTAGTTGTACAACTCCGCTATAGATATTATCTGCTTGAGGTGACTCAACGAATGAATGTGATAAACGCTTAGTTGCAGATAATGCAGGTAACGGGTGAACAATATCAAAACAACCAGAACACTTAGAGAACGTACCGCATACCTGAACATTACCAGCGAAGTATGCTGAACCACCTCCACAGCAACCACCACAGTTACCGACGCATAATCCATAACTGCTACTCCTAGAACATCCTCCTATACCCATAGTACAGAAGCAACCAATCGGTGCTTTCATATCATATGATGCACAATGAGTTCCTTGAGTCTTTGCTCCGTAACTTTGAGTACATAACTTAACAGCATTATCACTATAAAGACAAACAGCACCATCATCATGAATAAGAATACCATTCTCATTATCATGAGGCATTATGTAGATGTTACCACCATCATCCCCATCGACGTTATTTCTTATGCAAATGTGATTCTTATCATTATCGATAAACGATGAAGTACCATTATGATATATATCTAAATCAGAACTAGCACCAAACCTAGCACGAACATCATCGCCAAAGGATACATTACCGGTAAAAGTAGAACCAGTTGTTACTACATTACCGGTACATGTTGTATAACCACTATTGTTAGTCCATTGAGATATATTACCACTCTTGTTAGTAAACGTCTGTGTATTACTATTTGTAGTTGTTCCTGTACAAGTAGTATACCCGCTATTGTTTGTCCACTGACTTATGTTACCACTCTTATTTGTAAATGTTTGCGTGTTACTATTTGTAGTTGTTCCTGTACAAGTAGTATACCCGCTATCGTTGGTCCACTGACTTATATTACCACCTTTATTAGTAAATGTTTGTGAATTACTTGGAGTAGTAGTACCAGTACAAGTTGTATAACCACTACCATTAGTTAATTGGTTATTGTTAGTAGGAATAGTAGTACTATTATAAGCATTACTACCAAAGATCTCACAGAACAACTTTCTTCTTTCTGCACCGTTATCAAGCAGAATTAATTCATCTTGACATGTGATAATACTACCTGTCATATCAGTTAGCTCTGATAGATCTAATGACAACCCAGTTGCAGATGAATCTAGCCCGGTGCCCATTGTAACTTCGGTTAAGTCTAGACTAATAGTAACACTACCACTAGACCCACCTCCATCTAATCCTGTTCCAACACTAACGTTAGTAATATCACCAGTACAAGTTGTATACCCACTATCATTGGTCCACTGACTTATGCAACCACTCTTGTTAGTAAACGTCTGTGTATTACTATTTGTAGTTGTTCCTGTACAAGTAGTATACCCGCAGCCATTACTTAACTGATTGTTATTTGTAGGAATAGTAGTTGAGTTAAATGCATTACTACCAAATATTTCGCAAGATAGTTTTCTTCTTTGAGAGCCGTTATCTAGAACAACAAATTCATCAGCTGTATTACTCCAACCAGCTGTCATATCTGTTAACTCGCTTAAGTCTACATTAAGGGTTACGCTGCCTGAACTACCTCCACCGTCAAGTAAAGTACCAGCTGTAACACCTGTTATATCTCCTGTACAAGTAGTATAGCCGCTATCATTGGTCCACTGACTTATGCAACCGCTCTTATTAGTAAACGTTTGACAATTACTATTTGTAGTTGTTCCAGTACAAGTAGTATACCCGCTATTGTTTGTCCACTGACTTATGTTACCACTCTTATTTGTAAATGTTTGCGTGTTACTTGGAGTAGTAGTACCGGTACAAGTTGTATAACCACTGCCATTAGTTAGTTGGTTGTTATTTGTAGGTATTGTTGTTGAGTTGTAAGCATTACTACCAAAGATCTCGCAGAAAAGTTTTCTTCTTTCTGCACCGTTATCAAGCAGAATGAGTTCATCTTGAGACGTGCAAATACTACCTGTCATATCAGTTAGTTCTGATAGATCTAAAGTAATATTATTAAATGAACCAGATGTAGTAATAGTTCCTCCACCATCGAGACCGGTGCCAACACCAAGTACTACGCAAGTTACTGTTCCGGTACATGATGTAGCACCACATGCAATACCATCTAACTTAGATCCGTCAGAAGCTACATCCCTACCATCAACTGTGCCACCTAATGTAATGTTTCTACTAAAGGACGAATCACCATTAGCATCGTTAATTGTTGTAGTTTTTCTACCAGCCCAACCACTGCTCCAGTTATCAGGAGATGAATTTATCTGGATGCCGGATTCAGCATTTAAATATACAAGCTCATTTGTTTGACCAGTAAAGTAAGAACTAGACTCACCAGCATTTAATACAAGCTGCTGCCCGTTATATGTTCTTATTTGACAAGTTCTTAATCCATCAGCATTATCAAAGTCAGCTCTACTTGAAAACGTCTTTACCCCGGCTATCGTCTGTGCATTAGATGTCCTTACAACTGTAGAATCAACTTCAATGTCATCAGCATTAGCTGTAATACCATCACCTCCTATAACATTTACTGTCGCGCTTCCTGATGTAGCTCCACCAGTCATACCAGTACCAGCTACAACTGCAGTTATATCACCTGTGCAGGTAGTATAACCGCTGTTATTAGTCCATTGACTTATATTACCACCTTTATTTGTAAAAGTCTGTGAGTTACTTGCTGTTGTAGTACCAGTGCAAGTAGTATAGCCGCATCCATTACTTAACTGATTGTTATTAGAAGGTATGGTTGTAGAGTTAAATGCATTACTACCGAATATCTCACATGATAATTTTCTTTTCTGTACCCCACTATCTAAAACAATAAACTCATCAGAACCAGTAGCCCATGACTCGGTCATATCAGGCGCTTCACCTAAATCAACATTTAAAGTAACGCTACCACAGTTACCACCACCATCAAGCATGGTACCTGCAACTACATTAGTTATATCGCCTGTACAAGTAGTATAACCTGCATTATTATTAAATTCACTAATGGATATACATCCTTTTGTAAGTTTTCTCTGGTTGTTACTAGCGTCGACTACTACAAAAAAGTCACCATCTCCGTTAGTAGTTGAAGTACTTAGCTCACTTAAATCAACATTAAGAGTTACACCGCCGCTTGATCCTCCACC